GGGTAGATTGTCTTCAGTCATCAGGTAAATCCTCCAATATGCGAATCACTCGTTGAAGCCCCCTGATTTCTCCCACCCTTTCCCGGTAGCCCGGAAAATCTTCAGACGGTTGAAACGCAACGGAGTCAATGAGGGATCGTTGTTCACTCTTTATTTCTTTGATTAGCCATTCCTTGAATTCCAAGTCGGACCCCTTCTGTCATTTGCTTGCCTTCAAATTCCTGTTTCCGGAGATTTAAATCTTTCTCCTTGTCAGCGGCCTTGAGTGCAAGGGTTGCGCCTGCGATTTCCGCCTGCGAATCGATGCGCTTATTCTCACGTTGGTTTTTAGCCAACTCGATCTGAGTTTTAAGCGCCAGTTCTGCTTCTTCAATTGCTTTCTTGTGCTGGAATTCCGCCTGTTTGAGTTGGAGTTCCGCCTGTTGCATCTGAACGATGGGATCTTGAGCCTGCTGTTGGGCCTGCTCTTGCTGTGCCAACCCTTGGTCTTTTTGCAGAAGCTTGTCAGAAGCCTGAGCAATCAGCCTGGATAGCTCGACTTCCACATCCTCTGGTAGCTGGTCGTCCTCCGGTGGGAGGGAAACGCCCAGCATCTTCTCGATTTCGACCCGGTATTGGAATGCCATGTGTTCGGCTATGTGCGCCTGCATGGCGGCTTGCAACGCCTGTGCGTTGGGACTCTGGCCCACCATCTTCTGGACCAAGGGATCTTGGACAAGGTTCATGTGGGTTTTGATATGGGCTTGGTGATCTTGATAGAGGAAAGCTTTTACGGGCTTGCTCTTCAAAATATTCATGTTTTCGCTCACCGGATCTTCAGGCCTGAAGTCATCCTCCAGCGGAATGATCTTGTCCACGTTCTTGATGCCCAAAACTTCCAGCATCTGGCGGTGAAGGAGCGGAATATCGTAAATATCGGGTGCGCCCTGGGCCAATTGAAGGGCCGCTTGGTACTGAACCACCCGCTGGGCCATTGTTGTGGCGTTGGGATCGGAGACCGGGATCACATCGACCAAGTCATAGTCCTCCATCTTGGCTAATCGGTCCCCATGAACCTCATAGTTGTAGATGGGCTTGGTGTAATCCCGGATGATCTGGGCTAAAAGCTTGAATTCATGCCGCATTGCCACATGAACACGGGCATGAACCGCCGATTGGACCTTTAATGTCCTCTCCAGAATGGCTAATGTCGTGCCGACCGGGGTTTGCCCGGACATATCAGCAATTTTCAGGTCGGCAATGGAGGCAAACTTACGACCTTCCTCCACAATGGTGTTAAGAAGCTGGTAGAGGGTGCTGGATGGCTCCTTGTAGGGCAATGGAATGATGGATTCCTTCAGGCTCATGCCTGTCACATCCACATCCCGCCATTCGCCTGGGGCAATCGGGGTGTCATCACCCTTGACCCGGAGGTCTTTGCTCTTAAATCCGCCCGGTAGATTGGACAATGTGCCTGCGTCAACCAGTTGCCGGAGGATGGAAGTGGCTGATTCAGCGAATCCGCCCACTAAATGGATCAATCCGAAGCCATAAAAGCCATAGCCGGGGATGTAGATGTAGTGAACGAAGTGCATCCGCTTCTGTTTAAACGGGTCATCCTCCAGATAATTCCGCCGAATTGCCAGAATTTCACCGGTTGACAGCAATGTCACCACATAGGGAAGCGCAATCTGGGTCGTTCTGCCGTCTTTGGTGTCTTCAAACCCCGGCATATCGAACTCGCAATGGCACTCATAGATGGTGAAACGCTCATCTTTGGTGGCGGAAACGCCGGTTTCTTCGTTCTGGCGCTTCTCAATCTCGGTTTTCACCTCTTGCGGATCGGGCAGATCCACATCCATGTAGAAGCCCTGGGCCATGAGTTTGCGGATTTCGTTCTCGGTCTTCCGCATACGGTGGGTAATGCGGGGTGAGGACTGAAGATCAGACGCTCCGTAAGGAACAATGATGTCCTCTGCCGGGACAAACATCGCCACCTGCCTGTTTAAACTGGGGTCGAAGTAAACCTTCTTGAAGGCTGATCCGGTAATCGGTAGTGACCAGAGAAGCTTTTCATGCTCGGAGCGGTACTCAGGCATTTTCTCTGTCAACTGGTAATTCATGTCTTCTTGAACACGAGAAGCGGCATCTTGCTTCTCTCGGTTCATCTTGCCAATGATCTGGGTCTTGACCGGGCCAGAGGCCGGGAAGGTGGCGAGAATGGTCTCGGATTGGAACTTCACCACCGCCTCAGAAAGGATGGGGTGGTATACACCACAGGCTCCGTCCCACGGTTCGGTTCGCTCTTCCATCTTCAACCCGAGCAGCCGAATCCCTTCAGCGTAGGTTCTTTCCCATTCCTTGCGGGCATCCAGGTCCATCTGGATGTAATCAAGAACTTCATCGGAGACCTTGATCAGATCGTCCTCGTCCATCTCGGTGGCGAGGTTTTCTTCAAAGGTCACCTCTTTGATTTCAACTTCAACCTCAATGCCCTCTTCGCCTTCTTCGGCCTCGATCTCAATTTCGATGGGAGCGGAGGTTTCGTCGAGTTCGATCTCCATCATGCCTGCGGGCATTTGAGCCAATGATTTTTCAATCGCCATATTCTTTCACCTAGTAGTAACGGGCTTTCTTTGGCACAAAGATTCCATCTTCTTCATCGGATGGGATCTGAATGAATCCGCCCTGTCTGAACCGTAATAAAGCCTGACTTGTGGAATCCACAAGGTCGTCGTGATCACCATTGGGAAAGGAAGCCACCTCTTCAATCACCTCTTCCGCCCATCGTTTATCGGGACACCAGACCAGACCAGACGCAAACAGGTCTGATATAGCGTTTACACGGGCTATCTTATCTGATCCTTTGCTCGGTGTATATTCCGACATCGGGATGCCCATCTTTCTCATTTCATAGATCAAGGGCGCTCCAGCGGCCTTCTTCTCCACAATGAGGGTGTCAGGACTCCATTCCTTGTAAAGCTTGTAGGCCATCTGTTTCAGGTCCGGGAACTCCATCCGCTCCTTAAAGGCATCCAACAGGATCAGATTGGCAACCTCATAGCCATCGTCATTGGTCTTGTAAAAGACCCCCCAGGTCGTACAAGCCGAGAAGTCAGCCCTGTTATTTTTCTCGAAAGCGGTGTCCCAAGACTGTATAATGTAGTCACAGCGTGGGGCTTGGTCGCTCTCCCAGATCCGCCACATATCTCGTTTGATAATGGCTCCCTCTTCGGAGGTTGGATTCTGCTGATACTGGGCCTCCCACTTGCCGACAGGAATTTCCGCCTTAATGGCTTCGAGTTCATCTTTTTTCCAAAACTCGGGCCAGAGGGGTTTACCAGACGGAAGCAGGGCGGGTAGCTCAATCACCTCCCAGTCATCCCCGTCCCGGGCCACGGAATTACTGATCACCTGGCCTGTCAGGTCTCTCTTGGACCAGCGGGTCATCACAATAACAATGCTCCCGCCCGGTTGAAGCCTCTGCCGGGGGCCAGATGAATACCACTCATACACCCGGTCATAAACGGCGGGATTGCCCTGCATGGCCTCTTGCTCAGAATGAGGATCGTCAATGATCAGCACATCTGCGCCCTTACCGGTCACAGCACCGCCCACACCAATAGCAAAGTAATCCCCGCCCTTGTTGGTATTCCATCGACCAGCGGCCTTTGAATCCGAAGAAAGCTTTGTAGGAAACACGCCCTGGTAATCACTCGATCCAACCAGATTCCTGACCTTACGTCCAAAGCCAACAGCCAGTTCCGCCGTATGTGCTGTCTGGATGATCTTCTTTTCTGGATACCGCCCTAGATACCAAGCTGGAAACAAGTAACTCGCAAATTCACTCTTTGTGTGTCGTGGAGGCATGTTAACTATCAGCCTCTTCAACTCACCCGCCGCAACCCTTTCAAAGGCCTCCGCCATGATCTGATGGTGTTTACCCCCTATAAAGGAAGGCCACATCTCCTTCACAAACGGCATAAACGATTCCCTGCACATCGCTCGTTTGTGGTTTTTAAGCAACGCCCAAACCTTCTCAACCTGTGGTGAGTCTTCTGGCAAAGAATCCAGCAATGTCATGTATTGCTTGATCTCGTCCTTTGTCAACAAGTCACTCATCGGAGTTTAATGGTCCTTGCCAGTAATGGTTTGGTTGACAGCTTTCCCTTCTTCTTCAACTCACTCACCAGCCTGTGTATGTTGCTTCGGCTCTTCATGCCCATGCCTATGGCTATCTCTTGTAAACAAGGAGCGAATCCTCGGATCTTGATGAACGCCTGGATCTGTCTCTTATACACATCTGACGCTGCCGACGACTCCTTACG